CAGGAGAAAGCCAAACCCCTTTTGCAGAAATTACTTGCAGAAGGGAAGACCCTCCATTCGGTGGATCTGTCGTCCGCGACCGATCAATTCCCATTATCTTGGCAGCTCAAAGTATTAGAGCAGCTTTGTCCAGGAGATCGTGGTTGGAGTCTCATGATTGGTTTGTTTGAGACCCTGTCCCGATCAAGCTGGTCTTATGACGGGAATGAATACCAATGGCAGAAAGGACAGCCAATGGGTCTTCGGCCTAGTTTCCCAGCCTTTGGCCTCTCTCATGGTGTATTGATCCACCAGTTGAGTGGAGGTAAGGATTGCTTCGCTGTTCTGGGTGATGACGTTGTCATCTGGGACGATGAGGTTCACCTTGCCTATCGTAATTTGATGGATAGATGGAGTGTACCGATCTCTGAATCTAAAACTATTTCCAGCGATAAAGTTTGTGAATTTGCTGGAACAGCAATTTACATTGATGCCGCATTCCATTGTTTTAAATGGAAAAACTTCGATGACAATAATTTCCTGAAACTTATGGAAAATTTTGGGAAGAGATACTTTTCCCGGTTGTCACCTCGACAGAAGAGGGTGTACCAGATGATTCATTGGTTACAGCCTCCTCTTGGTTTAGGTCATGGTGTTACTGACCTTGTCGCATCGATTGCTGCCACAGAAGAACTTGTGGAAGTTAAGATCCCGCGGATGGAGCGCTGTTTGCGCTTCTTTCAATGGCTTAAAAACCATATCCCTTTCGGATCTGTTCTGAGTACACAATACTTACTCAAGATCCAAAATGCCTTCGACAAGAAGGTTTCACAAGCTATGGATCGAGTAGGTCTCCCAAATTTTCAAGGAGATCCGTCTATTTTCACTCAATTCCTGAGTTCCCGGGGAGAATTACCCCGTTCACCGAGCTTGGTCAGCGAGAAAGTTGGGCCCTCCGTATTAGTACAATATGAGCAGTGGCTCCGTCTCGGCCGAGTAAGGAAATTCTATCGGTTAAGAAGGAAGAACCATGCAAAAGAAGAGAGAGGGGTTAAATGTGAAAGTCAAGACCATCAAGGATGTAACGTCGTGGATCCACGATCGGAATCTACTCATGAAAGAGTATCTCCAGATGAAGATCTCACTCACCAGTCTGAATCGGACTTTTCA